CAAACCACGCCGATAATTGATTTTTACAATCACCACAATGCCAATTTTGTCTAGCAGCCACGAATTTCTTTTTTGTTTCACTTACAGATCGCTTCGTTGCTTTTTTTCCATGAGGATCAGTCCTACCTGAATCAAATAAACGGCTATTTGTTTCAGATTGACCTCCTCTAGGCATTCTATCATCCATATTTTGAGAATTTTTAGATAAATTTAAAAGTGGAGCAAACATACTAGTAACATTTTTATCTATTGGCAAGTATTTTATGTATTCATTTGAATTGTTTAAAATAACATGTGCATGGTTCGGGTTTTTTCGAAAGAGCCAACATAATGTTAATCCAATAAAAGCCACACCGATCATTTTATAATATTTTTTAAAAGAAAGCAACGTTTTTAAATGTTTACCTTCAGTGTACATATTAGCTATTACCAATCCAGTTATCAATATGATAACAATCTCAAAACGCATTCTTAATAATCACAAATATTGTAAAGAACTTTATATTATTGATAGAAAACATATATGAAAAAAAGAATAATAGCGATTACACCAATATATATAAAATGTTTTCTATTATTTATTTTATCATGTATTTGAATAAATTGTGGTTTATATTGTTCAAAATAACAATCAATTGATTCATATAACGACTTTTCTTCTTTATCTAACAATATATTGTATTTATTGTGTATAAAATGTACCCATCGAATAAAAGAATCACGATTATCTAAATACGGTGATACCGGATATTTATCTAATATTTTACTAAATTGATCTCCCATTTCTGGTATTGGAATAAATAAAGGTAGATTTTGAATAAAATCATAGTATTTTCGTTTTGTTACCTTTGTAGGATTATCAGGATAAGCATGAGCTAGGGTATGTAAAAAAAACCAATAATGTGGACCCCATACATCTGATGAAAAATTCATGTTTAATAAAATCTATATAGATACTTTTTAATATAATATAATAGCTTTAAACACACCATTTATTAAATTACATGTCTAATCCAAGTATTACACCAAAAATAAATGATAAAAGATGCCAAAATATTATTACACCTTCGTCTATTTTCAATTATAGGGGTAGACAAACCAATTATGAAAACGAGTTATCTACTAAGCCACTTAGATTACGTAAAGGTGGGACTGGAGTATTTACATGTAATGATCCCACACGTCATCCGCAAAGTAGGACATTGGGAGAAAGTTTTGTCGTTGTAGGTAAATCTTCCAACTCCAGAGAAAAAAACTCATCGGAGTTCGACCGTGTTCCATTGCCAATTGACCCTCCCACATTTATTAATGACTCAAACCGACAAAGATGTAATAAATCTAATAATATTTGTAATAATTGTGGAAAACCTGGACACCTTTTCCATCAATGTAAAATGCCAATTACAAGCATCGGAATTGTAACATTTCGTATTAACAAAAATAGCAAAATGCCGGAATATTTATTAATACGTAGGAAAGAAACATTGGGATATATAGACTTTATGAGAGGTAAATATTCTGTTTATAATAAAGATTATATAATGAATATGTTAAAGCAAATGACAAATCATGAAAAAATACGTTTATGTCTAGGTGATTTTAATTTACTATGGAAGGATATTTGGGGTGATTCAAAATATAATAATCAGTACAAATCTGAAGAAATTGTAAGCAGAGAAAAATATAAAATGCTTTTTCATGGTATTCGCCAAAATAATATTAATACCAGTTCTAAGGAAAAGTCGGAGTATAACGTAGACTTTTCCGGAACATCGTGTAGTAAAACTAATATGTTTGCGAATGAATGTAATTCCGAAGATTCTACAATTATATCATATACATTACAACAATTAATAGAAGAAAGTAACCATTTTCAATTATGGGAAGAACCTGAATGGGGGTTTCCAAAAGGTCGTAGAAATAATCAGGAGAATGATTATGATTGTGCTATACGTGAATTTAAAGAAGAAACTGGATACAATCCTTCTATTTTAACTTATATACAAAATGTGCTACCATTAGAAGAAATATTTTTAGGTTCCAATTATAAATCTTATAAACACAAGTATTTTTTAATGTATATGGACTACGCAGAGTCCTTAAAAATGGGTGATTTTCAAATATCCGAAGTAAGCAAAGTAGAATGGAAGTCATTTGAAGAATGTATTTCGTGTTTTAGACCCTATAATTTAGAAAAGATACGAATTATTACGAATATTGATAATGGAATTAAAAATGTCCATATACAAGATAATTTATGTCATTAAAATATCGTAAATAAATATATACGAATAGTGTATAATAGAGTAAGTAAATATTTTTGATGTCTGTTTCTGATGTAAAAAAACAACGCAAAGAAAGAGGTCCAAAATATTACCGTTGGAATAATTCAAAAAAAGAATATGAATTACGTAAACCATATGAATTTGGTGAAGATACATTGAATCCTTTGGGTAAAATGGTGCCACTTGGTCTTAAAAATATATTAGTTGAAAAAAATTTATGGAAAGAATATGCAGAATACTTTGAAAAAAACAAAATACCTATACGTGTTTTTGATGATTTGCCAAAAAATAAAACAAGAAAAAATACCGCAATTATAGATAACATTACAGAGCCGGAAGATATAGGTTCTCCGAAAAAAACATCTGATTCTATCATCAAAAAAAATGTTACTAAAAAAATACGATTAAAGATAACCCAGCCATCAGAAAAAAAAACGATTATGATTCGAGTGCCAAAACGTATTAAAAAACCGATTGAAAGTGAAGATATATCTATTCTTATGCCCGGCCTTCCCATCACAAGGGCGGATTTATCAAAAAAAGAAGAGGCAATAGAAGAAGCGGTAGTAGAAGAAGAGGTAGTAGAAGAGGCAGTAGAAGAAGAGGCAGTAGAAGAAGAGGCAGTAGAAGAACCAATCATTTTTGCAGAATACAATAAATCTGATTTTTTATATCCAGAATTAGATGATCCGAATTTTAATATTAAATTAGCGAAACATAAAGAATTTTTCGATACAAAGTACGATGGAAAAATATATGATATAAAAACACAAGCGGATATTTTGTGTAATTCTGATTTTGAATTAATGCCCCATCAGATATTTGTAAAGAATTTCATGTCGTTTAATACTCCATATAATAGTTTATTAATGTATTTTGGTCTGGGAAGTGGAAAAACATGTGCTGCGATTGGAGTCGCAGAGGAAACACGAATACATATGAAACAGATTGGTATGCGAAAATCAATATTTATTGTAGCGTCACCGAATGTACAAGACAATTTCCGTCTCCAACTGTTTGACGAATCAAGACTTAAATTTGAAAATGGTATTTGGTCAATCCAATCATGTGTAGGTGAATCATTATTGATGGAAATAAATCCAACATATCTCAAGTCTCTAAGTAAAGAGCGTATAATAAATCAAATAAAGGCAATAATTTCGGAACATTATGTTTTTATGGGATATACGCAATTTGCGAATTTTATCCAAGATTCTACAGAAATAAAAGGGGTCGGATATACAAAAGAAGAAAAAATACGAATAAAAAAGCAAAAGATAAAAACAATATTTAACAACAGATTAATTATTATCGATGAGGTACATAATATAAGAATCACCAAAGAGAATAAGAATAAAAAAGCGGCAGAACTATTGATGGAAGTCGCCAAACAATCCGATAACATGCGTTTATTACTTCTTTCCGCAACACCAATGTATAATTCCCATGAAGAAATTATATGGTTAACAAATTTAATGAATCTGAATGACAATCGTAGTACAATAAAAATAAATGATATATTTGACAAATCCGGTGATTTCCGAATAAATAATGATAAAATAATGGAAGATGGTAGGAATATATTAATACGTAAATTAACGGGATATGTTTCATATATTCGTGGTGAAAATCCATACTCGTTTCCATTTCGAATATATCCAGAAGAAACTGGTTTTAAAAATAGAAGCTATCCTAAATTTCAAATGAATGGAAAACCATTGGATACAATGCGTAGTATTCAACATATTCCTATATTTTTAAATTCATTAAGTGAAAATAGCTATCAAAAAAAGGTATATGAATTTGTCGTTCAACACATGAAAAATAACGAATTACTGACAAAATCTGATGAAATATCAACAACAATACATATGGATTCGTTTGGATACATAGCCTTACAATACCCATTAGAAGCATTAAATATTGTATATCCATTTTCTGATTTTGAAAAATTTTCACAAAACAAAAATCAGACAAAATCATCAAAAGAAGAAGAAAGTTATATGATAACAAACATGTTAGGTTCTCAAGGTCTAGAAAATACATTATCTTTCAAAGAAAAGACTGGAGAAAAACCAATGCGGTATAATTATGAATATAAGAATTTGGAGAACGGACGTATTTTTTCACAAGAAAACATTGGTAATTACAGTGTAAAAATACAGAAAATATGTGAAATGATAAAAAAGACGAAAGGAATTATATTGATTTATTCACAATGGATTGATGCTGGATTAGTTCCTATGGCACTTGCATTGGAAGAAATGGGATTCGCTCGTTATGGTACAGAGTCCTATACACGTTCTTTATTTAAAGATCCACCAACGGAAGCAATTGATGCGGTAACAATGAAATCAAAAAAAGAAATGAATATGGAAACGGGTAAGGAACCCAATGTTCCGAAATCCACTAGTAAAATACCGGAGGATTCTGGTACATTTCAACCTGCCAAATACATGATGATTACAGGGGATGTTGTATTTTCACCGAATAACGAAGCAGATCTCAAATATTTAAATCTACCTAAAAATAAAAACGGTGAATTTGTAAAGGTCGTATTAATTTCCAAGGCAGCCGGGGAAGGTGTTGATTTTAAAAACATTCGTCAAATTCATGTGATGGAACCATGGTTTAATATGAATCGTATTGAACAAGTGATTGGTCGTGGTGTTCGAAATTTGAGTCATTGTAATTTACCATTTGAAGAACGAAATGTAGAAATTTATTTACATGGTACGTTATCTATAAGTAGCTCGATACCTGAGGAAATTGGAGAAAAAGAAACAGCAGACTTGTATATTTACAGATTAGCAGAACAAAAATCAATAAAAATTGGTAAAGTAACTCGTTTAATAAAAGAAACCGCAGTAGATTGTATTTTAAATATTGCGCAAACAAATTTTACGGTAGAAAAATGGAAGGAATTGACAAAAGATCAAACAGTTACAATCACAACCGCAAGTAGAAGAACAATCGATTATGTTATTGGAGACAAACCATATACTGAAATATGTGATTATATGGATAATTGCGATTATTCATGTTCTCCGTCCATGTCTCTAGACAAAGTAAAAACTCAATTAGTACAAACTACATATAATGAAGATTTTTTACAGGGAAATCGGGAAAAGATTGTGAAACGTATACGTGATTTATTTCGAGATATACCCCAACAACACAAAGGCAAAATCCATTTTCGAGAGGATGAATTAATACGATCTGTAAATATTGTAAAAGAATATCCTATTGAACAAATATACGCAGCATTGACTTTTTTAATAAATAATAAAAACCAAATGTTAATAGATAGATATGGTAGATTGGGTAGATTAATAAACCATGGGGAATATTATATTTTTCAACCAATCGAAATAAGTGACGAAAAATCATCTATATATGATAGAAGTCGACCGGTGGATATAAAACCATTT